ATTTTTGGTATTGCCGTGCCTTACAATAAAGAACAGCGAATCACCAGCACAATGATTGAAGTATTTAGAAAAGGCGTGTTTGCAGAAGTTATTAAAGCACCGCACCGGGTCAAACTTCTCAGGGGTCATGGTGAAAACAATGTGTTAGGCCGTGCCACATTACTTAGGGAAACTGAAGAAGGCCTATATGCTGAATTTAAAATTTCAAAAACGCGTGAAGGTGATGAAGCGTTAGAGTTAGTCAAAGATGGCGCGTTAGATCAATTATCAGTTGGATTTATGCCGATCAAGAATAAAAAACGGCCTGATGGGGTTATGGAAAGAATCAAAGCACATTTGGCAGAAGTATCACTTGTAACCTTTGGTGCTTATGGCGAACTGGCCAGCATTACAGGTATGCGTGATGGCCAACCACAAATGACACCTAGACTAGATGAAGCAAGGAAGATATTAGATGCCATACAGCGTAGTAAGTAACCACCCTGATTGTGAAGGGTATGCAGTTGTAAAAACTGATACCAATGAGCTAATGGGTTGCCACAAAACGCAATCTCAGGCAGAAGATCAAATGACCGCTATTAACATTTCAGAGTATGGTGAGAATCGTGCCGAAGGTTATGCACCTACTGATGCAATGAAGACAGAAGCACAAAGAGGATTAGATTGGCGTAGTGAATTTGGTCGCGGTGGTACAGAGATAGGAATTGCCAGGGCTAGAGATATTGTCAATGGTAAAAATTTACCTTTGGAAACTGTTAATCGTATGGTGTCATTTTTTGCTAGGCATGAAGTAGATAAAAAGGCAGAAGGCTTTAGCCCAGGCGAAGATGGCTATCCTTCTAATGGTCGCATTGCCTGGGCTTTATGGGGTGGAGATGCCGGCAAGTCATGGTCAGAAAAGATTGCTAACCAAAATCGTACTGAAGAAAAAACAAGATTTAACACTGCCCTACAAATACTAAAAGATTTAAAAAAAGAGATATAATTTTGTCAAGTCGTAGAACACCTAACCCTGGTATCCAGCGCGTTACACCTTCTCACTAAAACAACTAACTAACAGGAGAACCATGTCTAATACTTTTTTAACTTCTCTCCGTGAGAAGCGCGAATCAAAGACATCTCTAATTCAGGCAACTTTAGATCGTGCCGCAGAAGAAGCACGCGATCTATCCGAAGTTGAGTTGGCTAATGTAGAAGCCCTTAACCTAGAGATTAAAAAGTTGGATGAGCGAATTGAGCAGATGTCCGATATTGAAATCCGTAATCAAAAAGCCGCAGATTTAGCCGCTAAGGTTGATGCGAATATTGAGCCAAAGAAAGAAGCACGCGCCGGTGGCTTTATAGTTACCAGTGAAGCACTTACTTACTCAGAGAGATCAAACAATGATTTCTTAACTGATGCACTAAAAGCACAATTCAAAACTGATGCTGAAGCCGGTGCGCGTATTGCACGCCATCAACAGGAAATGGCAATTGAAAAGCGTGCAGTTGGTACATCCAATTTTGCAGGCTTAGTAGTGCCACAATACCTAGTTGATCTATATGCACCATTAGCACGCGCAGGCCGCCCATTCGCGGATGCCGCACGCAAGCATCAATTACCTGCACAAGGTATGTCAGTGGTTATCTCTAAGATAAATACTGGTACTACAACTGCATATCAAACATCTCAAAACACTGCCGCAGTATCACAAGATATTGAAGATAGCACCCTAACTGTAAATGTAAATACAATTGCAGGCCAACAATCAGTATCTAAGCAAGCATTACTACGCGGATACAACATTGAGGGAATCGTTCTAGGTGATTTAATTCGTGATTATCACACCAAATTGGATAACTCACTTCTTAATGGATCAGGATCAAATGGTCAGCCATTAGGACTTGTGAACATGACAACTGGAATCTTAATAACTTACACTGCTACAACAGGTACGGTTAGTGGACTTTATCCAAAGATTGCAGATGCGATCCAGTCAATTCAAAGCAATATCTATGTAAATCCAAATGCAGTAATCATGCACCCACGCCGTCTAGGTTTCCTATTAGCCGGTGTTGATAGTTCAAACCGTCCATTGATTGTGCCACAGGCATACAATCCAATGAACGCAATGGGTACAGGTAACGGCACACCTACTTACGGTAACTCAGGTTACTCAATTCTAGGATTGCCAATTATTGTGGATGCTAACATTGCAACCAATAAGGGTACAAGCACAAATCAAGACACAATCTTTGTGGTTGATTTGAATGAAACCCATCTATGGGAAGAAGCCGCCGCACCAACTTATGTTACATTTGAAGAACCAAATGGCAAGGTTGCAATCAATATCGTTCTATTCGGTATGTCAGCATTTACCGCAGAGCGTTATCCAAAGGCTGTTGCACAAATTAACGGTACAGGTTTAGCAACACCAAGTTTCTAAACCAATAAGTTTCCAGGCCGCTACCCTTCCAGTGGCCTGGATTCTAACTATGATCGGTATTTAATGAATGGAGTTTGTCTAATGTCCCAGGGCAGTACAGGATTTGGATACCGATCATGGCTATAACAAATGGATATGCAACATTAACTCAAATCAAGGCGTACATGTCTATATCAGATAACACTGATAATGACTTGTTAGAAGATTTAATTGAATCAGCTTCAAGATCAATTGATCGGATTGCTAATAGAAGATTTTATTTAGATGCAGTGGCATCAGCGCGGCTTTATCGCGCCTACTCAGATATTTTTGTTTACATAGATGATTTAGGCACTACAACGGATTTAGTTGTAAAAACTGATTCAAACGGCAATGGCTCATACGCAAAAACTTTAACTTTAAATCAAGATTATATTTTAGACCCATTAACCGCACCATCTTTAAGCCGACCATATACCCAATTAACTATGGTATCTAATACCGAAACCTGGCCAATATTTCCAGGGCTAACACAAAATGGATTACGCCCAGGTGTGCAAGTAACTGCAAGATGGGGCTGGCCGTCAGTGCCGGATGATATAAATATGGCCTGTTTAATTCTTACCGCCGATCTATACAAGCGTAAAGATGCGCCAGGTGGAATTTTGGGATTAGGTGATTTAGGGGTTGTAAGAATGTCACCTATAGGTAGAGATGTAACCGCAATGGTTAGAGCTTATAAAAAAGAAGTGGTTGCATGACCCCAAGTACAGTTAGAGATAATTTGAAAACTGCACTGCAAGCAATAACCGGCTTGCGTGTGTTTGATTATGTCCCTGATTCTACAAATATTCCAACCAACAACGCCTTTGCAATAGTTGGCCAATTATCTATGAACTATGATTACACATTAAACCGGGGTTTTGATTCTGCATCATGTCAGATCATTGTTGTAGTAGGCAGAATGAGTGAAAGAAATGGGCAAGAAAGATTGGATGGGCTACTTGCTTCATCCGGTTCAACTTCAATTAAAACCGCGATTGAGGCTGATAAAACATTAAGCGGTGCTGTACAAACTCTAAGGGTTGTGTCTGCATCCCCTGGAACAATAACATCCGCTAATATTGATTACCTAAGTTATCAATATTCAGTAGAGTTGATAGGTTAGTAAGAGAGGAAAACTATGGCCATATTTATGGGTAACAAAGTTGCCGTGATAGTAGGTACAACTACCATTACTGATCATGTCAGCACTGTAAGCCTAGCACGCGAAATTGATCAAGTAGAGATCACTGCAATGAACGATAATGTACAAAACATGATCGGTGGAATTGAACGCCCAACGCTCAATCTTGAACTGTACAATGATTTTGCATCAGCATCAGTGAACGCACTATTTGAAGATGCGCTAGGTACTAAACTGAATATCAAATTGATACCAGTTGCAGGTACAGTTTCAGCAACAAACCCAAGTTATACAATGTCATGCTTAGTTTCATCATGGACACCGATTAACGGTGCAATTGATAGCGTAGCCTCTGTCAGCGTTTCGCTTCCGGTAACTGCTTTAACAAAATCAACAAGCGCGTAATAAAGGAGAGGTGGGACAATGCACAAGATTGAGATTGTTAAAAAAGATGGCAAGAAACTTACTTATGATCTTACGCCATCCGCTAAGGTGGCTTTTGAAGCCGAATATAAGACAGGCTGGC